CGCTGCGTTGCCATCAGTGCCTGGCTGGATTAGTAGTGCCGCGTCTTGGCTCGGTAAGGGCCGCGATTTGGCGGCTAACGTCGCTGGCACGATGATCCCCGGTCTAACCCCTGACGTTGCCCAACTTGGTATTAATGCGTTGACTGCCGCTACCGATAAGGCGACTGCTGCTGCTGAGAAGGAGAAAGCCGCTGCGGTAGCGCAAGCTGCTGCTCTTGAAGTTGTGGCGAAGAAACATGGCGATGCTGCGACTACGGCCTCGGCTCATGCGGCGGCGGTGGATTACACGGCTCAGGCTTACGCGAAGTTGAAGACTTCTTTCGACGCTTGGTACAAGTCTGGTTTCGATACGTTGAAAACGAAACTCGATGACGCGACGAAAGCGTTCGACGAGTTCAAAGTTTCTGTCAGGGACTCGATCGCTGGCGCGTTGGATTTCAGTGGCGCGGCTCAAGAGTTTGACGAGAACGGAGCGAAGGTCGGCAAGTCGTTCATCGAGAAGTTACAGGACCAGGCGAATCTCGCTGTTGGTTTCGCCGACAAGGTGAAGCAACTCATCGCGATGAACTTGTCGAAGGAAGCACTCACTGAGGTGCTTGCTGCTGGTGCGGCTGCCGGTTCCAGTATCGCTGGCGATCTTATTGCTGGTGGCGCGTCGGCGATTAACACGACGAACGATCTCGTTACGTCTGCGCAGAACGCCGCTGACACTGTTGGTTTGCTTGCTGCCGATAAGTGGTTTGGTACTGGTGTGAAAACGGCGACGGATACTCTTGCCGGTTTCGAGAACCAGTTCGGGCCGAAGGGTAAAGCCCGCGCAAAAATGATGACCGTCATGGACAACTTGGCTGACTCAATGAGCCGTACGGCGACGGTTACGGTTACGACGATTAACAGGCTCGTTACGCAGAACGTGTCGTCCTATGCGACTGGTGGCCTTGACGGTAACGCCGCTACCCCGTTCGCTAATGGTGGCATCGTGACTGCTCCAACGTTCGCCATGATCGGCGAGGCGGGGCCTGAGGCTGTTATCCCGTTGGGGAGTTCATCAGCTTCGAACTACCTCGGTGGTGGCGGCGGTAATTCTTACAACATCACGGTGAACGCTGGCGTTGGTGATCCTCGTGCTATCGGTCAGCAGATTGTTGAATATATCGGGAAGTTTGAGCGAAGTAATTCGCCTGTATTTGCGAGGGCATAAGTGGCCGTTTACGATCCTAGAGTTGACTACAACCAGTCCGTATTTCAATACAATTCACCACTGCCATACAACGGGTTCAGTGCCGCACCAGCGCAAGGCGTGTCCCCGTGGACTATAGAACTCGCTATTGACCTTGCGGCGAACGGTGTCGGAGATTTCTTCACACTAGACGATCCAGTTAAGGGCGTGTTGGATAACGCGACATACAAGCTCGCCGGTGATGTGCTGGTAGATATTACTGGTTGGGTTCGCTCCGTTGACGTGAAACGTGGACGTTCACGGATTCTGGAAAAGTTCACGGCAGGATCATGCAAGATTGTTCTCGACAATCGTGAACGACTGTTCGACCCGTTGATGACTGCTTCACCTTTCTACGGTTCCATTGTTCCCCGCAAGCAGATCATTGTTTCCCGTGATGGTGTGCCCGTGTTTACGGGTAACGTGCAGGATTGGGATTTCGGGTATGACGTTGGCGGTAACGACACGGCTTCGCCGTCAAGCACTGACGGTTTCGCTTTGGTCGCTCAATCGACGATGGCTGCCGGTACTGCGACTTCTCAACTCACTGGTGCTCGCATCAATAGTGTGTTAAACAATGCAGGCTGGCCCGTGGGATTGCGTGACGTTGACGCTGGCCTTTCCACACTGGATGCAGATTTTGTTCCTGCTACTCAGAACGTGTTGGGCTATATGCAGCGCGTGGAGTTATCCGAGGATGGTGCACTGTTCATTGGTAAGGAAGGAAAGTTTACTTTCCGTGACAGTTCCACTGCGGCATATAGCGGAGCGTCATTTGGTGACGATATTCCGATGGTCGACTATCAGGTTGTTTATGGTGTCGAAGAATTGTGGAACAAAATCAATGTCACGCATTATGCAGGGACAGTCGTGGGTGGTACGGCTAGTGCACAAGATGCAGTGTCGCAGGCCGCTTACGGTGTCCTAGAGGTCACTTACGACACGCTCCTGTCGAACTCGACTCAGGCGGCGGCGTTAGCGAACAGTCTCATCGCAGAGTACGCGCAACCTAAATATCGTGTCGATCAAATTAAAGTATTCGTGGAAGCTCTCACTACGGAGCAGCGTGGCCTTGTCCTCAGTCTTGAACTCGCCGACGTGGTGTTGATTGATTGGCAAAGGTTCGGCCCGTCGATAACCCAATACTGCGTCATTGACGGTATCGAGCATTCCGCGAAACCTCTCGAACATTTTATTACTTTCAAACTTTCGTCAACCGTTTAAGGATGCCACATGACTGACTTTGTATCCGGTGCAATATTGTCCGCTGCGGCTCTGGATGCGGCGTTCAACCAGTTGACGATTAACGCACAGACGGGTACTGCGTACACGCTCGTGTTCACGGATCAAGGTGGAATGGTCACGGTTACGAACGCGGCAGCGAACACCGTGAGCGTCCCGTTGAACGCGACGGCTGCTTTCCCTATCGGTACAGCGATAGTGGTCGCTTCGCTTGGGGCGGGTCAGTGCACGATTGTTGCTGTCTCCGGGGTGACCGTTAACGCGACTCCTGGCCTTAAGGTTCGTGCACAGTTTTCGGCGGCTACGTTGATTAAAACTGCGACGAACGTGTGGCTCGCGGTTGGTGATTTGAGTGCCTAGTCCTGCTTTCGCGGTCATCGTGAATGGTGGCAGTGGTGTCACGGCAGACAAACCCACTCTCGTCTACGTTTCTTATGGCGCGTTTACGGTCACGAACTTCGGACCCCAACTGGCGTACACGCCCACTGGCGGGTCTTTAACTAGCGGCGTGTTCAATGTTGCAGCTTCTACAGGGTCGGGGACATTGTTTGCCACTAGCCCCAAGGGTTCGGTGGGTGCGACGGTTACGGCGTACAGGCAGGCGAAGACTTCGGATTGGGTTTCTACCGGGCCGGACGTGTTCTCTTATTCATCTGATGGTTCCAACGGTGGTACTTACTACGCGCAAGATCAATGGAACCCCTCGGATGGTTCCCCTGCGGGGTACTACGCGATGACCCGGCAAGGCTATTACGTCAACCGTGACTACTCGGGTGCTGGTTACACGTTCAATAACTCTACTAATGAATGGTGGCGAATCGTATGAGTAGTTCATACCCGTCGGGTTTTGACGCTCTAACTAATCCGGCGGCGACGGATCCTCTCACTTCTCCGGCTCACGCGAATCAGCATTCGAACGCTAACGACGCGATTGAAGCGATCGAGGTGACGCTTGGTTTGAATCCGCAAGGAACCGTCGCGTCAGTTGGCGCGAGGTTTGTCACTGTTGAGGCGTTCATTCCCACGATGGGTTCAGCAGTAGCGGCAGCGTCGCTGTCTGCCGCACAGTCTGCGACGAGTGCGTCAGCTGCAATCGTGTATTCAGGTTCAGCGAACACGAGTTACCTGGCTACTGCCGCACTTTATGACTCGTTTGATGACCGTTACCTTGGGGCTAAATCCGCTGCACCTACGGTAGATAACGATGGCAACACGCTCCTTGTCGGCGCACTGTATTTCAACACGGTCTATAACACGATGTTTGTGTGGACAGGTGCTGCTTGGGTTGATGCATCCATGTCTACCTATTCGTGGACTGGCCCCGTCGCAATCGTTGCTTCATCAACTAGCCCCGCGTTAAAGATCACGCAAACGGGTAGCGGTGACGTGTTGCGTGTCGAGGATGAAGCTAGTGACGTTTCGCCGTTCGTGATCGACACGAACGGGAACCTGTCGACTTCTGGTTCGGTCTCGATCGCTAACGGTTTCACTGCCGTCGCGGGGACGGTAACTGGTGGCATGGTCGCGGGGTCGTTCACTACTGCCGGTACTGCAACGGCTGCACGTTTCTCTGGTCATGGCGTGGTCACGTTGTGTACGTCTTCAACGCGCCCTGGTTCACCTTCATCAGGTGACCTAATTTTCGAGACTGATACGGCTTTGTATTACGGCTGGAGTGGTTCAGCTTGGGCCGCTATTGGCGGCGGTGGCGGTTCGAACATTTCTGACATTTTCTTTCTGATGGGAGCATAACTAATGGCGACTACGACTGTTGTTGAGGCGGAAGTTCAGGGCACTACTGCACTGAGCACTTACGCGACTTTGTACGCGACGGCTGCTGGTGCTTCGGCAGTGTTTTCAACTATCGGCGTATGTAACACGTCGGCTAGTGCTGTGACTGTTCGTGTCGCCGTGATGGGTACTGCCGGTACACCTGCGGCAGTGAACTGGCGCGTGTATGACGCGGTGGTTGCAGGTAACGATGTGGTTGCTCTCACGATCGGTTTAACAATGGGCGCGTCACGCTTCATGCGAGTGTCGTCTAGTGCGAACACTGTGACTTTCTTCGCTGGCGTTGCGGTAACCGTCTAGTGGCTATTGACGGGCTTCGTTATGCGACAAGTAATTACGCCACTC